GCTTTGTGTAAGGCATCACAGTCACTGCGTTACACACTGCTCTTGCAAAGTACATGAGAGTCATGAGTAAAAGATAATCGTTTTTCTTTTTGGATGACCATAAGGGCCATGCGTAAAGGAGGAAGAGGATGGGTACGGCGAGGAGGTAATCTGGGAGGTGTTCATGTTGCTCCCAATTTGGGAGAAGATGAAACCCTAAATCATAGATTGGACCACCTGTACCATTCCCTTTTTGTGCGGAAATGTAGTACCCCACTAATATATTCACAACCAGTGAAAGTAGGAATACTACCCAAATCATCTAATGTAATATGTGCTCAGATTTTATTAAGCTTCCGAATTGTACCAGTCGCGATATATTCGTCAATCTTATTCGCAACACCTTTACCAACACCAGCAACCTTGTGAGGACCTTGGGAAATCTCTGTACCATTCGTCACTTCAAAGTGAAGTTTGCGGATAGCCTTAGCAGCCTTTTTGTAAGCTTCACTTTTGTGAGTGTTTTCCTCTACATCTGCGAGTAACGCCAATTGATCTGCAATATTCTCATTTGTAGTGAATGTCTTGACCACCTTAATTTCCCCAGTTTCAAGGAATTCATTTACTTTTCTTACGATACTCTTACCAATCCCATATAGATGAGAAAGTTGCTCACCATGGGTTACTTTGAAATCAAGATGATATATGATGTTAGCCGCTTTCTCATAGACAGCTTTCTTAAATTCATTTTCTTCCTCTTGGGTGAGGTCATCAAAAGCTTCCGTGAGGGGCAAATTGTAGCAGACAAAATAGTTATCATCTGAGTCTGAGTCTGACTCTGAGTCAGAGGCAATAGATTCCTCATCACTCACTTCAGCATATTGGAGCATAGTTTCGTACTCAAGAAGGGCTTTTTCTTCTTCACATTGTTGAAGGCGCTTCTTGAGATCGGCGTTTTCCTTTTCAAGGTTGGCAATGTAGGTGGCAATAGATTGAGAGTTCATAGTTGAAAGTTGTGTGACTTTTTGGGGTGGGTCGGGTGACTTAGGCGCGCGATTTAATGATGGGTATCCCGTACCCCAATTCTTCTACAAGTGGGTTGTTTTTGTAGTCATTTTTGTAGTGAATCTTCTTGACTCCACTACTCGCGAGAGCCTTGTAGCAATTGAGACAAGGGTAGTGTGTGATATATGCTTCAGTGCCATCTATAGAGACACCCCGCTTAGCCGCATCCGTGACGGCGTTGATTTCTGCATGAATCGTTGCTTGTTCGTGTCCGTCCCTCACAATTGAGGTGTGATTAGAACCACCAAGGAAACCATTGTAGCCCATACTTATGAGACGGTTGTTCTTCACGAGCACACATCCCACATTGAGTCTATCACATGGCGATCTGACTGACGCGAGTTCTGCGGTCTTCATGAAATACTCATTCCATGAAATCCTGGAAGTCATTATTTTATCTTGATGGAAACCTTTATACCACCTCTTCTGTATTGTAATCTGACCTTCAATGGTTCGTGAATTTTGTCCATTGCAAGATGACATTCTTTACATAACGTAATGACTGGATATTTCGCGTGTAGTTGAATAAATTTTATCACTTGATCATTCCAATCTTCTTCACCGAGCTCAGATTGAGATTGTCTAATGGCGTTTTTTAAAATTTGTGGACGCGTAAGAATTGTATGGGCGCTATCCAAGCGTTTGGTGTACGAATGACAGCATTCACAATTTTTTTTCTTGAACCCCTTGAATACAGATTGAATAAGATTTGCGGGTTGAATGGCCCATTTCTCTTCGAGTGATAAGGTATTTCCACGTTTGAAACATCGCCTATTAGTCTTCTCTAAATAATTGTTAATGTATTTTTTGGAATGATTACAATGTCTTTGAAACTCTAGTGTGTGGGGAGCTGTATCAGGGTTCATAAATGTATGATAGAACATCTGTTTTCTATGATCAGAACTTAACCATTTTTTCACCCAGACCTTTTTCATGTTCACCATACTTACTTTATTCACGTCTTAAATCTTTATCTGCCGTGTAGTACGTCTTCCCCTTAGTGACAAAACTATGAACCCTTGCGTACCCCCACGCTTGTGGAGAAGCTCCTGGACGATGCCCAGTTCTCCATGCGGCGAGGCCTCTATTGTAGATAGTTTGAAGAGTCTTGAGGGGTATCTTCGTAGCCTTTGCGATCTCTGGGAGCGACTTCACTTCCGATCCATACTTCTTTCTAAATCGTTGGGTATATGAAGATGTGCGAGTCTTTACACCCTCATCCGTCTTGAAATCCGCGTAATCCTTCTTGAGCATCTTTTTGTAGCGAGTCTCCACAGACTTTAGGGTTCTGAGACCACGAAAGTATTTGAGGGGTGCATAGATTTTACCCTCAGTTCTGCGCAATTCCCTAACCTTTTTAGATATTTCCTGATCAGTGAGAGGCATCTTAATTATTATGTAGATTTAATTCAATGGGTTGGGGTGAAGAAAAACCAATTCCAGAAGATGAGATATCCTGTAACATTTTCTGTAACTGCTGTTTACTAAGTTCTATAATGGGATTAATGGTTGGTGGTGTGATGGTAAAAATGTATTATGCTGGTTATTTGTGACGCAGATACTTTACAGCTTCTAGAATGTTTGAAAAAATTTTGTTACCAAAACGAACTCTACCTGACTTTGCCGACACCCACCCCTTGTGTCCATCGTAATAACACCTTTGAATGTCAACCATTATAAAAACAAAAGATTATTTTAAAAGAAAGGTAAGAATGGGTCTGACAATTATTATGGGAAATATGTTTTCAGGTAAAACTTCGGAACTCATTCGCCGACTTAAGCGTTACAAAGTCATCGGCAAAAAAATTGTAGTCATAAATTCAGCGAAGGATACCAGGTCTCCTGAGGAAGTTCTCAAGACCCACGATGGTGTTGAATTTCCATGTCTCAAAGTTGAGCATATTTCTCACTGTATCATCAAAGAATCTTTTTGTAACGCAGACATTGTGGCGATTGATGAAGCCCAATTCTTCACAAACCTCAAAGAATTTGTGGAAATGTGTCTCTTTCTCAATAAATCGGTGATCATAGCTGGTCTTGACGGGGACTACAAGCAACGAAAGTTTGGAGAAGTCATTGATTGTATTCCGTTGGCGAGTGATGTTGTAAAGTTGTCGGCTCTCTGTATGGACTGTAAGAATGGAACACCTGGACCATTTACGAAAAGAATCGTTCAAAGTGATAAACTTGAACTCGTGGGTGGTAATGAAAGTTACAAAGCGGTGTGTCGCCGCCATCTAGAATCTATGGATGTCCAAAATAAGAACGACTCTTTTCTGAAGACTGCGTTTAACAAGGCGGTGAAATCGAGAATGGTCAAATAGAAAGTCCTTTCCAGGTTCGTGTTGATGCCCACCATTTTCGGTGTAAAGTACACAATGTTTACCACCCTTGATTGTTAAGTGGTATCTCAACGCGAGATTACTCTCGGCACGATGTGCAGGTATGGTCATTGGACCATCTATAACTGCAAACATTGCGGTGTCTTTATCTATACACGAAATCTGATCAATTATTTTTTGAACTTCGGGGAAATCCTTGACTTTGTAGTAATAATAATTATTATTCTTCTTGAACCATGGATCAAGTTTATGAAAGTAATGTTTCTTTGCGTCAGGGAGACCCTTCTCAAATTCGTATAAAATCTTATTATAGTTTGCTCGTACAAACCACAGATTTGGGTAATCCATGATATTGTATTCAAACTTGTGAAACATCATATCCACCAAAGTGTTCCTCATACCAACCAGAGGTCTGAGAGGTCTCTGGAAATAAAGTAGGTCTATTGGTGACTTTAAATAATCGTGAAGAACAAGAACTACTGGTAGCCACAGAAGACGCCACATTAATTTCTCAGTATAAAATAAAAATGCCAGGTTACGGCAAGCGAATGGAAATGTTTACCCCAGAGCCCACTGCAGAAGCTCCAGTATTGGAACAACGATTTGTCATGCCACGCGTCACCCTCGTCCAGTTGACCATCCTCGCGATGATCCTCTACTATGCGTGGTCTGTGCGTAAGATGAACAAGGCTGTCGTGTCCACAGCAGCTCTCGCCATTGGTCTCCTCCACATGTATGACCACATGTACCGTCTGAAGCGTGGTGATGAACGTCTCTTCTTCTTCCCAGAAGCCAAGAAGGAGGGGTACTGTGGCGCTTGCCGAAAATAAATTAGCTATACATTGTAAGTATGCACGTCAAGATTGTTCGTAGCCCAGATCGTAAAAAGAAGTTCAGGGCAATCCTAGGAGACGGCAGGACTGTTGACTTTGGTGCCAGTGGGTATTCCGACTACACCAAACACAAGAATCCTTCACGAATGCGCTCATATGTCCTCAGACATGGTGGTCAAATTCCAAAACGTATTGTGGCTGAACGTCAGCCAGCAATGATACACAGAATGATGCGTAATATAGATAAGAGTGACAGAGAAGATTGGAAGCTATCTGGTATTGGTGGGGCGGGTTTCTGGTCGCGGTGGTATCTCTGGAGTCAGCCAACAATTCCAGAGGTACAACGGTTCATGTCAAAAAGATTTGGAATTAAATTTATACGATAATACTAAATGGCTGCAATCGTTTTAGGATTATGCTGTGTATCTTCCATGATTGGTGGAGGATACCTGGCATATAATGAAATGAAAAAATCACAGTTGGAGGAAGCTGCTATACAAAGACAGAAAACCTTCGCAAAAACACCAGGACTTCATATGTTCTATGAATGTGATTATAAGGAAGATGGTGTACTTCAAGTGATAGATGAATCACTTCCAAAGACTATGGAAGATGAAACTACAATTGATATGGATGGTGGTTTTAAATCATTCATTATCACAAGTGGATATAAAGTAGACACATATGATAAG